TGCTCTTTAGTCAATCCGAGTGCGGCAATAATACTATCATCGGCATGACCGGTTTTTATTTGGTCTATATATTCAATCAGCAACTCTGTATCGTGGATGATAGATGCTATTGAAGACGTGGCCATCGTTTTGGCGTCTTTGAAAAGACGGGTCCAAAGAGTTGATTTTTCAACCATCGAAAAATCCAACTTCTTCAATTCGTCGGCCTCTTCCTTACTATATAGTAACTTTTCGCCTTCCGTTTTGGCTTTGGCGATTTTTGCGGCATACTCTTTCATTATCACAAGCCGCTTTTCTTGGTAGTTCCCGTACTTTGCAAGAAATGCATCCATTGCTTTTTCCTCGGCGTCGATCTCGTCAATTTCAATTTGAGCAATCGAATTCATTCGCGCCAAGGTGTTTTCTGCACGCATTGCGACAAACATATTTTGCTGATCAGAAGGAAGATTCCCGCCTTGTAGCTTTTTTAGGTTCTCTTCGCCCTCCTTTATGACCTGCTCTCTTTTTTTATAATCAAGATTTATTTGCGCGATCTTCTTTGCGGCGCCGTCCTGCATTGAGTCGATTTCTGACTGCAAGGCTTCGTCCCGGAGTTTTTTGAGGGCTTTTTCAAGTTCTTTTTGGTCGCGTTCCTGTTGCGCTGTTGCTTTTCTGGCGGCGTTTTCGGCCTCTTGCCGGGCTTTATTTGCGGCGGCGTTGAGTTCTTGTGGGGTTTTTCCGGTGTATAGTTTCTCTGCTGCGGGAGCCAGCTTCTCGATGCCTTCGTTTATTGCGTCAACAAATGCATCTACATCACCATTGTAGTTATCTTTGATTTGCTTCCATATTTCTTTCCCTTCGTCGCCCATCTTTTCCAAGGCGGAAATGAATTCTTTCCGGTACTTTTTAATACCAGATACAGATTTGGCATATTGTTCGGCTTCAAAAATTGCACTCGGTAATTCAAATCCGCTATCCTTGTTCTGCTCTAATCGCCTTTTATACTCGTCATCGTATTTTTTAAGAGCATTGGCATAGTTATTATAGGCGTCGCCGGTTTGTTCAATACGCTGTATGCTCTGTGCATCTTTCGTAATGAGGTCTTGGGCTGCTTTTGCTCTTGCCACCTCGATAATAGCATCTCGCAGGCTCTCATAAACTCCAACGGCATTACCTACCATAATTTGTTCCGCGGCCATATTCCCGAAGTAAGCGGGGTATATGTCTTGTAATTTATTGACGGCCTCGGCTCTCTCTTTATAAGGCTTGGATAGGTCGGTGGCAGCTTTGTAGATCAGGTCCAGCTTCGTGAGTTCGGCTTGTGCCGCAACAGTACCCTCGGTCATTGTTGCATGGAACTGATCTGCGGCAACCTTAGCGGAATCAAGGGCTTGTTTGCCTTTGAATAAAGACGCCGTCCAACCTACGATTTCTTTGCCATAAAGGGTAAGTACGGTTACGCCGGCCACAAGCAAAGTCTGCCAAGATATTAACGACGAAGCGATCTGCTTCCAGACCGGAGTAAAGGATTCTCCTGCATTTTTGAGTTCTTTGACTTGCTTTTTGGCCCTCGCAATTTCATCGGCAAGCATCGGTAGGTTGTTGGATATAGCCGCAAAGAAAACCTGCGGGCCGTAAGCCAATGACGGTAATTCACGGGCAACCTGTTGTATTTGAAATCCCAGCATATCGAATCCCGAAGCGTAATTTCCTACATTTCGGGCATGAACTCCCATTGATGCGTCGAGGCCCTTTATTTTAGCGTCGAGAGTTTCGATGTTCTTCAGTAGGGTCTGACCCCATCCGCTGCCTCGCTCACTTTCGTTGAGAGACCTATATACAGCCCGCATACGGGAAAGAGCCTGAGACATCTCATCTATAGAACCTCTTGCGACTTGCTCCAGTTTGATTTGGTTGGCGAGTTCTTTTCGAGCACGTGAAATAGCCTGCTTATATTCTTCAATCGAAACAGCGGCCGCAAAACGACTCGATTTTTGGTCATTTGTCAGTTGTTTGCCTCTCCGCTCTGCTTCATTGAGGTCTTTTATATCGGTCTTGAGCTTAACAATCTGCGCTTGATACCTTGAAATGAGCGCGATATTTTCCTCTTTTGAAGCATTTACAGCCTTCAGGGTTTCTAACAGCTCATGATAGGCCACGTTGTCTTCCTTTGTGGCTTGCGAGCCGGATGCAGTATTGCCCGCCGATGCCGCTTGTTCTACTGCTCTGAATGCCTCTCCCTGTATTTGCGCAATTTTTTTCATGGACTGCTCCACCCGAGCTTCCATTTCCGCTATTTTGCGGTTGATGACATCGAATTCCTTCGTTCCGGAAGGTATATCCCCCAGAACGGTTTTCAGTCGCTCCAGCGAGGCGATAAAGCTGTTAAGTTTATCGATTTCGGCGTTTATTTTGAATGATAATGCGCTCATGTTATTTTCTTCGTTTTGCGGCCCCTCTTCGTGCGCCCATTTCTTTCCCGCTGCCTTTGACGATCTTTTGCTCGTCGCCCATAAGTGTCCGGCTCTTATCTATCATCATAAGCAGCATGGTGGGGTAGTTAATTTCATAGAAGGCTTCCTGATAAGTAAGGTTGAGATGCTCCATCATTGAGCCCATAATTCCGGTAATTGTGTTATTACCGACGGTTTCCGAGATTATCTTCTTTTTGGTTTTGTCTACCTTTACGGCCTGAAGCAAGTCTTTCCCGGTTACAACATCTGCAATATTTATTGTTGCTGCCTTGATTTGTTCGCAAGTCGCATATCTATATACATACCAGGCAAATAATTTTTGCTGCCATTCACGGCTAAAAAGGAGCCTTGCAAGTGTTTTTATCGAGTAGCGTTGTTGCCCGTCGATTCCGAGGTCAACTTTATCGCCCGCGAAGGCCCGCACCAAGTCATTGATGAACGGCTGATAAACTCGGAATCGGACATATCCGAGTTTAACTCTAATGTAATATTTGTTGAGCAGCGACAGCGCAACGATATTTGCGGACTTACTCATTGTCTTTGGATACGGTAGTAGATAACTGTTCCATAATGCCTGCGACTGCGGCAATATCTTCGAGAGGGATCATCAACAGAGTTTTATGATAAGCGTCGAACATCTCTTCAAAAGACGCTTTCTTCATAAAACGTCGTTGCAGAAGCCTCATTCGAATACCGCTAAAAATATTCCGACTTCCGGTGATTGCCAATGCAATGCTACGAGCCATTGCTGCAATACACGCTTGGCTGTTGTCCGGTTCTTTGGTCACATCAATAGCCTTCATGATGCTTGTGGCCGTATGGGGTGACATTTTGAAAATAGTGTAGCTTTTACGGGCTATTCTAAAGCTGATAAAAATCATTGTATAGTTGCGTTTAAGCAAAAAGGGGCGAGGGGCTTATGCCTCCCACCCCTTAGCTGTGTTTGATTGAACTTATTTTGCACTCAACGAGGTCCTGAGCTCTGAGGCAACGACTACCTCCGAAGCATCGAACCAATATTCGGGAGCGACAGCCTCGTTGTCGGGCTCCAACTCCGTAGCGACAACGCCAATAGCTACAGCATCATCGGTATTGGCATTACGGGCGATAACCGAAGCCTTCGGGAATACGCAATACTGATCGTCGTCGGTGAGTGCAATCATGCACTTGTGGATGTTGGTGATACCGCGAGCTCGCTTCCACGAAGTTTCCGTCGCCGTTCCTCCCATCAGGTCGGCTTTGATTGAATAGTCGTATTGGCCGATGGAGAACGACATTTGCACATCGCCCATCTCCTTTGATTGGCGATAAGTGGCATCCGTGATCTCGTTCTTGTACGAGGTGGTCGAAGGTTCGGCCTCTTCGATACTCCATGTACCCTGATGGACGTTAGGGATCGATTTGGTATTTTCGCTGTCTTTAAGGATGGTTGCCAATGCAGCACCCGTAAGATCGGCGGTGACCTTCGAAGGATCGGTATACCACAGTTTTTTTACTCCTACTGCTATTACCATAATTAGGTGTTTTTAACGTTTAATACTCTGAAAATTATTCGTGCATAGATATAGTGGCATTTGAGGTCCTTATCTTCTTCGCGGCCTATGCTTTCCGCTTGGTAAGTGTAAGCTGAACCATCGTGCCAACCGAATGTCGATTCTTTGAATCTCTCTTTAACCGCCCGCTCTATTTCATCCAAGCGTTTTAAGTTGGCCTCATCTTTAATGTCCGGAACGCAAAAATTGACCGGGATGAAACACGTTTCCCAATACGTGCTCTGACTCTGTGTTGGGGGCGATACAACGACGATGCGTTCTCGGGTGACTGATCCTCTCGGAATTGCCCAGGAGGTATAAATGTCCTTTATTCCGAATACAGAGCAGTCTTGAAATAAAATATTGCGTGCATCGCCGGTTGTTATCATAGCCAAATGTCGTATATGTTGAAGAAGTTGTTGTCGCGGAACCGATAAACCATTCCTTCTCTGCGCGTCATGCCGGAAGATTTATCAGCGCATTTGACATATACTCCTTCGGGTATAGCCTTCCCTTTGTATACGATGTGGTATTTAGATCGGAATACCTCGCCATTTTCTGAAACAAGTTCGACCGTGGCATCGTCATAGCATCGGCACTCTCCGATCTTTTCCCATTGGTCATGGTCTGCAGGCAAAACTGGCCTTCCTAACTCATCATATTGCTTCGGTGGGTCCAGCCTCGCAAATAGCGTATAGGGGTAGCGGATCATAGGAACGTGACTGTTGGTTGCGGATTGAACTCGTCGGCAATATCGGTCAGACCGTTATCCTTAGCAAGAGCATAAATGCGCTTGCGCAACATATCGACATCATACCCGAGGGCATATCCGCCGTTGCTTTCGGACGAAAGGACTATAAGCTGTTTGAGGATGTCTATCGTAGCCTTTGCAACGGGTATTTTACTCGTCTGGCTCCAATATTCCGCCTCGGCTTCCAGTCCGGCATCCATGCACGCAACGGCGATCAGATTGTCGTCAACGTTGTAGGGATAGAGTCTTGCCGATATTGCCTCGAAGTTCGTCATAACCTGAGTTTTTATACGTTACCGTTGTTCCACGCGGCGTTTTCCGTGTTGATATAGTACAACGACTGCCGATTAATTAGCGCGGGTTGGATGTACGCCTCTGCCAGAGTTACCTCCAGCATCGGGTTGAGCTCCGAGTAGCGCGTGATCTTCACATTTTCGCGGTACACCTGCATTGCGTCGGTATCCGATACCTGCGGAACGTCGCTCCACCACGTCCATCCGAGCTGCGGCGTCGGCGATAGCACTACCACGTTCTCAGCCCACGGCTTATAGGTGGTCTGCTTGCCGTCACGGGCCTCCTGCTTGACATAGGAGTCGATCACGATAATCTGCGGATAGCCCTTGGTGCGCATATAGGTGTTCACTTGTTCGAGAGTCAGGGTGTCGCTGCTTGCCAGCCCCGTTGCCGTCAGGACAATGGGGGCTACGCGCTTCACGGTCTTAGCGCTCATCATGATATTGTCGAAAGCCGCCTGCTCCATGATGGCGTACATAGGCTTGCTATGTCCGCCTTTCTGTACGGCTTTCTGTCCGTTGATGATGTCTCCGAGGGGATCGCTGCTTGCAGGGATGCTCCATTTGGCAGATACGCCGACCTTGTGCTCCGTGGGGATGTTGAAGTTGAGCGTGTTCTGCGTCACCACGTCGTTGTTGTTCGCCGTGTTGAGCACGATTTCGGCTTTCGACCCTACTTGAAGGGCCATATCCTCGTTGCGGTAGTTAACGCCATTGTAGCTGAACTCCACGTCTTCGTAGACCATATCTACGAGCTGGGTGGCCACGTTGGGGTTGCCGCTCGACTGTGCATAGCTCCGGAGGATTTGATACTCCTTGATCTGCTTCTCGTCTTTGACTCTGGAAATAGCGACTTTGGCGACTTCCCCACTCCATGCGCCCACGGTCTTGCGGGTCTTCTGCGGGGCTTTGGCGTTGAATGCGATTACGTCCGCGCTTACCGGGATGCCATCATTCCCTTCCAGAGACTTAATGTCGAGGGTCGGGGTATAGCGGAGCGGGAAGAGCGTAGGCCACGCGAGACCCGATCCCAACGTGTACGAGTTGAGCTCTGCCTGCATATCGACCTGCGAAAGGTCGAAAAGGGG